CGCCGCCAGGGCTGGCAACTCATGCTGCTTGGCGTGGCAATCGCCATCATAGGCATGTCACTCGGCGCGGCATTGTTTGGGCTCGCCATGTGGATGCTGCGATCATAATAAAAAAGCCCCGGTGTGAGCCGGGGCTAGTGGGGAGGGCGTACTTCCGCGCCACGAAGCGTAACGCGGAACTCTTAACCGCCTCGGACCGGCGGTCCGTAGACCTGCCAACCCAAGAGCAGGAATAGGATGAACAGCAACAGGCTGTTGCCTTCCGCTCCATATCGTCCCAGGAAGCCGCCGAACACGGCGAGCATGAACACGAACCAGATCAGCATAAGAATCCAAAAGATCAGACCTCGGGTCATTGTCGTTTCCTCCTACAAGTAGGCACCGATGGCCCACATGATGACCAACACCAAGGTCACCACGGCCATTATTTGAATTAGCCAGTTTCGCGACAAATCCGCGCAGAGTTTTTTCAACAACATCAATCTCCGACTTGTTGCTCAGAGCGACCAGGCCGAGTTGTTGTTGATCGAGTATGATATAATGCTGCTCACGGTCGCGAATGGCCGGGCTTTTTGAAAATCAAATCAGAAGCAGAGAACCCCGGCGGGATGAGCCGCCGGGGCTGTCGTCAACCAACCTTCAACTGTGAGAATAACCATGGACAGACTAGAACGAGCCCGACGGAAACACAACGCCGAAGTGGCCCTGCTGAACCGGATGCGAGACAAGCGGGAACAGATGCTCGCGGCATTCGTCCGGCAGGAAAAGCGGATCGACCTCCAGATCCGGGTCGTGACGCGCAGCAGCAAGCGGATCGACAAGCTCGACCGCATGACTATCGCCACGCACAATGCAGGCCCGACCGCCTCGGTCGTGCCCGCGCTGATCGCCGCGGTCGCCGACAAGCCGGTAGCAGTTCCGCTGAATGACAAGGTTCCGACATTCAGGGAGAAGAAACCGACCTCGGCGGAACACAGAACCGAGGCCGGTCCCCCTCCCGCCCCGACCGGACCTGCAAGGGCATCGGATGGGGCTGAGCCAAAACCGAAACGGAGATCGCGGCGAACGCCTGATGATTTCAGAGCGGAGATGGAATCGAGAAAATCAGCTGATTGAAATGATGCGGGGCACCATGTCGGTGCCCCGCTTTTTTATCTTTGGCGGCGTCAGACATGCTGACCTTTGGCTTCACCGCCTCGATCCAATTTCACTCGCGGCGGTCGGCACGACGGTCCTGCCGTCGTTCCTGCCGATCGTCCCGACGTAGTCAGCTAGGCTTCGGCTGTCCTGCTGGCGGCTGGCCCGCGATTGGATGCGTGGGCGCGGGCGGTGGTTGCTCGATCAAGAACCACACCCCGCCGTAACCAACCACATACACATGCACCAAAGCCTTGTTGGTGTCTGGCTGTTGCTCCGGGGGCAGGTAAATCGGGTGCGTCGGTGTGTTGCCATTGCCTGCTTCTGGCGGCGTTTCTCCCGGCGGAATGAAGATCGGCGGCATCGCGACCGGAGGCCAGCCAGGACTCGGCTGCGGACCAGGCGGTGTCGCATCGACCCACGGCGGCGCTACCCCGCCCCAAAAGCCGGGCGGCTGTTGCGGAAGCCAGCCAGGGCCGCCAGTGATGTAACCGGGAGGCGGTTGCCCGCCCCACGTCGGCGGCATACCGCCAGGCGCGATCGGCGGCATAACCCAAGGCGGCAATGAACCGGGACCGCCCCAAATGCCGGGAGGTCGTCCACCGGGCGCAATCGGATGGGCAGGCCATCCGGGGACGCCGAACCCCGGATCACCGCCCCACGGCGGCACCCAAGGATGCGCAGGGTGACCCGGCGATCCACCGGGAGCGATAGGATGAGCGGGCCAGCCGGGCACACCGAACCCCGGATCAACCGGACCACCACCGACGGGAATAATCATAGCAAGGAAAGGCTGCGTCATTGCGGTTAAGCTCCTTTTGAGTTGTAGGTTGGGGTGGGGCCTCGGTCGACCGAAGCATCAATGCCCCTTGGCAATGCCCCGTCAATAGCAAGCGGAAAACTTTTCCACGACCTTATGACAGTATGACGTCAGGCGACCTCAGCTTCGACCAGCTCAAAATCAACCAGACCGTTGTCGGTCATACCGAGTGCTTCGAACATGCCAGGCGAGAGATCGATGCCCGCTGGATTGGTGGGGATCTTGCCACCGTTCGGCCCGCTCGGTAGCGGTGTTTGATTGTTGAAACACTGCTCGGCAATCGGCCGCGTTTTCATCTCGACGAAATTATCTGTAATCATCCAGGGACCTTTGTCCATGATCGGACCCACGGCGTTTTTTCCATTTGCGCGATTGTACACGCGCACCCCGCGTTGGCGGGTTGCTTCATCGTCGACCGTCCACGGCACCGCGACATATAGATCCGTATCATTCAGGAACGGCCCGTTGCCGTCGCTATCATATGGTCCATAGGAGCTGTACTCGTTGTCCTTCACGCCGCCGAACGTGGTCGCGAAGATATCGCATTGATTCTCGGGAATGGTGTCAGGCAGTTCGTCCGGCGGCTGCGCGTGGCCCGGCTTGTTGTGGAATTCCTCGCCGTTCAGCACGACCACGACATCGCCCTGCATCGTGGCGACCATGTCGACCCTGTTCGGACAACGCTGGCCGCGCCGCCGTCGGCCGTGCCCGTAGACGACGACGCCGTTGATGGTGACCTCAATGTCTCCCTGCGCGCGCCCGAAGATATTGACGCGGGCTTGATCCTCACCGGGCTCCGGCGGCGGTCGATCAGGCATATCTATTGGTGGCCTCTCTGCAGGCGGCTGTTCACCCAGTTTAACGTCCGCGATGCTCTCGGCAATCGCCACGCAGATTGCCTCATGGTGTTCGTTGAGCAGCGCGGTGTCGGCACTGCTGTCGCAAAATATCACCTCGAGGAGGCATGCGGGCTCATGCGTCCCGTTCAGGAACGCCAGGTCACCGCGATATTTTGGGCCCCGGTTTTTCAGATGCCCGGCCGCGGCGATAGCGCCTGAGATCTCGCCAGCGAGCTCTTCCTGCGTAACGAAGAGCACCTCGCAGCCCATCGGGCCATCGTTGCCACCGGCGTTGAGGTGAACGCTGATGTCAAGATCTCTCTTTTGCTGGTTATGCCAGTCGACGATCCGGTCCAAATTTTCTGACTGCGATGTCGAGACGTTGTCGTGGAATTTTACGCACGACACGTGTCCCTGCAGCAGCTCGTAGACGCGGTCGACAATTTTTCTGGCCTCGGTGACTTCATCGCATTCGCCTGATGCGCCGCGCACGTCCTGCGCATGCCCGGAACTGATGGCGATAGATCTGCTCATGTTTGTGTTCCTTTGTAGAAGACGTGATAACGCGCGCTACCAAGCATTCGCCGATACTGAATGGAAATGATTTGATCCGGGTGCACCCCATGATCGGCGAGCCCATCGTTGAGCGCATCGATGTTCGCTTCGGTGAGCATCTCTCTGACCGCGTAAGAAGGGTTTGGCTCCAGCGGCGGGGGATGCGGTGGCAGTGCGCCCTCGATGCTCATTTCTCGCACGCCTTCATGTCCCAGCTCTTGATCTGATTGTAGGTGTGCACGTAGGCGGCGACAGCCTGGTCGAGCCCGGTACGAGCGCGGCTCGGTTGCTGGGCCTGGTCGCGCGTCCAGACTGCGAACAGGTGCTCCATCTGCATCCGCATCGCCTCATCGATGCCTTCCTGCATCAGCGTCCGCAGCTTGGCCTTGGTCGCATCGTCCGCACAAACGGGAGCTGCTGATTGTGGCTGCGTATCAGCTGCAACAAGAAAGACCACGAGCACAACTAATGCTGCGCCGAAGAGACGGATATAGGTGACTGCACTCATCTGAGCTTTGCGCTGACGGGCTTTGCGGTGACCTTGCCAAAACGCATCGCGCCTGGCGGCGGCATCGGCAGCGGCGCGGGTGGAACCCATGGCACGGCGTTGTTGAGATTAGCGACCGCACGGGTGGCATCCGTGGAGTTGATGAAGCCGATGACAGGGATGAACGTCTTCCCTTGCCTCTGGCCGACGCGGTACATGCCGAACGGGCCTTTCGCAAATGTCCAGGCCATGGGCGGGATCTCTTAGTTGTTACAGAACGGCACGGTCGGCGGCGAGAAGTTACCGGCATATCTAGCTACGTTGGAGAAGCGAACTTCATCCATCCAACCCGTATCCCTCAACCAACCATATTGTGGCGAGCTAATACCGAAAGCACCGAGCCCCCATCCAGCACTACCATTGCCGACTGGATTAGTAATGGTTGATGTTGTTGGTTGAGCGACACCGTCGAGATAATAAGTATAAGTCGTACCTTGCCGTACATATGCATGATGGTGCCAAGTGTTGAGCGATATGGCTACAGTGTTAGTTGTAATAGCTCCACTACTGCCACCGCTGTAGGTGATCTGCCATTTGGCATTGCTTGATTGATTATAGACCATTGCGAATGTGGCGGCTGCGCTGGAATTATCATTGCCATCACCCATCACCCACAAGCCATTTGAGTCTATTGCTGCTGTTATATACAGCCAAAATTCTAACGTGAAATCACCTATGCCATTATAGATAGAACCACCAAGACCCGCCCAGTTCGATGGTGTTGCTGCTCCATGATAAGCATAGCCGCCAAATTTAGATTGCAAGCTCGAATAACTCGCTCCACCATTTAATGTCAGATTATGAGCACCGGAACTTTGATCAGTGCCGTTGTTGTCGAAGTGCCAGAGACCGATAACGTTACTGAAATTGCCACCCCCACCGGTGTTTGTCTGACAGGTAGGTGGTGATGCAGTTGAGCCAGTGGCATACGAAATGACAACTATGCCGCTGCCTCCGCTACAGGCACCAGCCACAGAGCCAAGACCACCACCGCCACCGCCAGTGTTTGCTGCACCGTTCCCACAGACTCCAGTCGTGTAGTTGGCAGCATTACCACCACCACAGGTCGCTGTTCCGCCTGTCCCAGTGTAGGCCCCACCAGCACCGCCGCCAGCATAACAGACTGACGTACCAGTTATTGATGATGATACGCCCGCGCCGCCGTTGCTGCCGTTGGGAGTTGTGCAGTTGACTCCAGCCGCTCCTGCGCCACCGCCGCCAGCCCCGCAACCTGACGCGCCGCTGCCGCCGCTGTTGCCCTGACCTGATCCACCGGTGCCGCCAAGTGCGCCGTAGGCCCCGCCGCCGCCTGATCCTCCAGCGAGTCCAGCAGCAGTTCCGCCGTAGCTGCCCCCACCACCCCCGCCTGAGGCTGAGTTGAGTGATGAGACAGATGAACCACCACCTGACAATCCCTGCACGCTGCTTGCAGGAGCAACACCGCCAGCACCGACTGTAATTGCGGATACTCCAGCAGGGAGATAGGCACCTGTGCCTTGAACTAAGCCACCGGCCCCGCCACCACCTGAGTAACTGCTGCCACCACCAGCCCCACCACCAGCAACGATCAAATAGTTGACTGACTTTGCAGTCCCGCAACTGATTGAGGTTGAGCCTACTGCCGTGAAGGTGTGTAGGGTGTTAGCACCTTGGGTCGTAATTGTGCCACCGACGCAGGCGGTGTTGGGTGCTCCGGTCGGATATGAGACAACGATGATGCCACTCCCACCGCCGCAGTTTCCATAGCCAGGGGTTGCAGAGCCATAGTTGCCTCCAGCGCCGCCGCCAGTGTTTGCTGCACCAGCAGTGCATCCTGTCGTGTTCTGATAGGCACCATTGCCGCCACCACCTTGGCCACCTACGCCTGCTGTTGCAGTATAACTTGATGCACCACCACCGCCCCCATAGTAGACGGCCGTACCTGTGATTGATGATTGAACACCAATTCCGCCAGAGGCGGCATTGCCAGATGCTTGCCCGTTCTGACCCGCAGCGCCTGCGCCGCCGCCACCGCCGCCGTTAGAGGATACTGAGTTGCCGCCCGCGAAACCTTGGCCTGCTATTCCGGTTCCGCCAGTTCCGGCGTTGTAACCGGTAGCACCACCGCCCGACCCGCCGCTCAAACCGTTGTATGCTGCCGCTGCGCCCTGCGCCACGCCACCGCCACCACCACCGATCGCCTGAGCGACTATAGTGTCAGGCGAGAAAACCTCTATCTTTAGAACTGGCACCCACCATCTGCTGGCAACACCTGGATTGTTCCCGAACGTGGTGTTAGATGCGTTCGTCCCACCAGCATTGTACGAGCCAAATATGTTTGCATTGGTAGAACCATCAGCAGGGTATGAAGTAGACCCCCAGTTCATTGAGCAGACAAAGTCATTGCTCTTAGAGAACGTGTAGTTGACTGCATCTGATACGAGCGGGCTGGCTGTGGGTGGAACAGTCGCGCTGGCACTGCCTGAGAACTTTATCTGAACCTGCGACCCATCGAAGTCTAGGTTTGGACTCGTTGCACTTGCATTACCGCAGTACATGGCATTGAGCACGTTAGAGCCAGATGCACCGCCTCCTATGGTGACCCTTATCTGTGTTCCGGTTGCTGGAGCAGTCCCAAGATATACTGGCTGGTTCCAGCGAGTCCTTATGTCATAGTTCGTAAGGCCACTCCCTATGACAGCGAGCGTCGGTGTCGGAAGGAGACTGATCCACGAACCTGCGCCGCCAGGAGTAGACAGTAATGAGTTTCCTCCGTTTGCGCCTTGCACGTTGGCCTGTGGCTGTATGCCACCAGCACCAACATTCGCATGACTGGTGCCAGCATTGAGGGTTCCAGAGCCAGTGAGCACACCCCCAGCCCCGCCGCCACCAGAGTAATAGTAGCCGCCGCTCGATCCACCACCACCAACGACCAGATAGTTGACTGTCCTTGTAGACGGACAGGCTATGTCATTAGTACCAACAGACGTGAAGGTGTGGATGGTGTTGCCACCAGAGTAGGTGATGGTCCCACCGATGCAGTCCATCACGGCACCACCAGCGGCCACCGCGACAAGCGGCTGAAACGTCCCCGGCATTTGTGCGAACGCGCCCTGCGAAAACAGGGCGCAGAGCGCACCGACACTAAGGATGTTTTGGAGTGCACGCCAAAATTTCATTGCACGCCCTTCAGCAATGCGCCGCCGACGCAGTAAGTGGCCGACAGACAGGTATAGCCGATGATGTCCACGGCGTTCGCCGCCGTAGATAGAACGTAATTGCAGCCGCCCGCGCACTTGAACGTGCTGTTAAGCGCAGTAGGGATCGTGCGCGAACCGGTGCTATCTTGAATGAAGCGCAGCAATCCAGCCTGACCAGCCTTGACATTGGTAAGCGTGACCGTGGTGATATTGCCGGTAAGCGTCACGCTGGCATTGATGAAAGTGTTGAAGTCGAAGGTCGTGGTCGCACCGTAGGTGACCGCCACTTCGGTCGTGAAGACCTGATCGGCGGGCAATACTTTTCCAGCCGTGCCTGCCCTGAAATCCGCAGCCACCGCCATATTGAGTCGCGCCGTACCAAGTGTGCCGCTGCCGATGTTGCTGGCGTTGGTCGCGTCAGTCGTGGCCGAGGCTGCGAAGGCCGCACCACCAGTCTTGGTGCAAGTGATGTTCGGTACCGCGAGCGTGCAATCACCGCCCAGCGTGAATTCGCCGTACTTGCCCGCGTTGTTGTACGGAGTTAGCCCGTTCGTACCGCCGGTGATCACCGTGGTGTTCACTTGGATCGGCGCGCTGATCGGGGTCGGGAGATCGGCACCCACCATGGCGCGCCAACCAGGCAGACCCGAGCCGCCCGAGCTTGGACCCGCACAGAATTGATTGGCGCTCGGTTGGCCCGAGCACTGTGCTTGCGCCGTGTCGAGGCCGAGCAGCAGGGCGGCGAAGATGATGAGCAGTCTTATTGCAGTGACCATCCTGTTGATGTCCCATCATTGGCGGGTACGAGCCGCAGGAATTGATAGTTGGTATTGAGCGTGATGCTGGCGAGCCCATCCATCTTTTCCGCGCCAGCACAATTGAGCGTCAGCGGATGCGCGCCGAACTGCCCGCCGGTGTCTTTGAAGACAAGTGCCCGGCCAGCTCGCGTAGCCGCCGAAGGCAAACTGCAGGACGGAGATCCGCTGCTGATGTTGCAGTTGATTATCTCATCGCCAGCTGCGAGCGAGATCGGAGAGGCCGTGGCGAGACGCTGCGTTGGCGGGACCGGCTTGCCAGTCAGATCGGCGTAACTGCCGCTGACTGCGACCGCGGCGAGCCCGAGGTTGTTGCGCGCGGTCGGAATGCTCGTGAGATCGCTGAGGTTGGCGCTGCGGAGCATGTCGCCCGAGCCAGCTCCCGCAGGTCCAGCCGGTCCAACCTGACCCTGCACGCCAGCGATGTTGATGTTCCAATCAGCGTGCGAAGCCGAACCGTTCACGAGATCCGATGTGAAGGTCAGAGTCGAGCCGCTGTAAGCGGTGACGATGCCTTCCATCCACTCGCCGCTCGACTGCGAGGCAGCGCGCACGCGCGCTCCAGCAGCGTACGCATATCCAGAACCAGTCAACGTGAGCGTGACGGATCCAAGCACGACCGCTTGTGAACTCAGTGACTGACCCCCATAGGCCGGTCCAGGGGTTCCCTGAATTCCTTGGTTTCCGGGTGGCCCCTGACTGCCGGATGGTCCGGCGATTCCTTGCGGTCCAGCGGGCCCGGCCGCGCCAGTCGCCCCAGTCGCGCCCGTGGCTCCCGCGGGTCCGGCGGGCCCGACTGCAAGCAACAATCCTGCGCTCCCCCACGGCGGCGTGGCGGCGTGAGCATAAGGCCCCCACAAATACGCGGGCGAGCCTGGCGTCGCGGGATTGGTTTGCAAATAGTAATCGCCGTCGACCGGCGACGCTGGCACAGTTCCTGTTGGCGCATTCACGCCATGCCAAATGACATTGCCGGGGCGACCGGCCACGCCTTGCGCACCTGGATTGCCGGTGTCGCCTTTCTGTCCGGCGACACTCAGCATCCAATCGTTGTGGCTGTTCGCATCGCGGGTCGCACTGAGCACATCGATAGTCACCAGCATGGCATTGTTAGCTGGGACTGTGCTCGTGATGACACCTTCCATCCAATCATCGGTCGGCTGAGCCGCGCTCGAGAATCTAATCCTCGTTCCGGTTTGATAGGCCAGATTGCTCGGCGAGTAGACGATGGTTTTCGGGCCGACGCTGATCACGTACGGCGTCGTGCTCGAGCCATCGTACGAACCGCCTTCGGGCCCTGGAGGACCGATATTGCCCGCGCTACCATTGATGACTTCAACAGTGTTGATGGTCATGATCGCGTGACTCCCTGCACGACCGTGACGTTGCCGGACGAGAGCTGGCGCGTGTAACCGTCTGCCCTGCCCAACATGTCATAAACATAAGTTGCTGGTGGAAGCGTTTCCATGAGAGTCGCAGGCACGAGCAGCTGCCAGGTGTTGGCGTAGACAACGATCAGACCATTGTCGGTCCCAGCTCGCAGCACGACGGTTGCCGCGGGAGGCGTGGCTCTGAGCTCAAGCTCGAACGCGATCCCGTCCAGATCGATTGGCTGCGCTGGCGTCTGCAGATCTTGATACTCGAGACCATCCAGCCAATCAGCATTGGTGGCCACGGTCATGTCCATTATGACTTGCGGCATGTAAAGAATGTTCGTTGCCATGGCCGTTTACTTCATCTGCGCATCATCGGCTTAAACGCACTTGATGTCGGAGTTATTGGCGGCAAAGTAGATGGTGGCGTTGGCCAAGGCGGACTGCCGACCGGCACTGTATAAGCCACCAATTGTGGGAAGGTGAGCGTCTTAACGTTAGCTACCTGTGAGTCTCTATAAGAATTGACCGATGCGATCCATTGCATCGCCGCCAAGGCGTTATCATGCGCTGTGCCACTGCTCGAGGTAGCGAGTGTATTGAGAAAGTTCCGTTGGATATCAGGAGGCGCGTAGACGTTGATTATCTGTTGCGCGTGCGCAACAACACTCTGTGCGGTCAATGTTCGCAAGCCTGGAACGAGTACACCGTTTGGCCCTGACCATGGAGTTCCGACCGTTTGATCATCCAGCGGCATCTCATCAGCCGTCCACGTTAGATCGGCTTGTTGAGTGATGTGAATGTAGTATTTGGAGTCCGGTCGCGTTGGGCTAGCGATTGACACCATGACAATCACTCCTGTTTGTTTTAGGACGTTGGATTGCCGGGAAAGTCGTTGTAGACGTTCGTTGTCTTCATATTCTGAGGAACCCAATTATTGCTTTGGCCACTTTGGTCTTTGCCAAGTGTTGTTGATGTGACGGCGCTGGAGTCCTGCCAGTTCAGATAATAGCCATTGGTGCCAAAGTTCAAACCAAGGTTCAACGCATTATCGATTGGAACGAAATCGCCATTAACTACCTTGGCGAATTTGTCCCAAGTCATCGCCTGTCCATCGATGAAGATCAATTCGGCTAAGCGGTAGCGACCACCATAGCCAACTCCGAGCGAGTCGGAGCACGCGCCAATCACGTGCTCGCGCGTCGTATTGATCGTACCGTGTCCATAAGTATAAGGGCCAGACGCCACAGACACACTGTCAACGTACATGGTCATGAATGCGCCATCAGCTACGATCAGGACATGATGCCATTTCGTATCAGTGGACAAGCACTGCGCAGTATAGTCGCCTACGTGCAGCGTGCTGTTATATGCCTGCGGGTTGCTCTGCCCTGCGATGATGGCGTAGCTATAGTTCCAATACTCATTGATCACCGATTGGTTCTGATCGCTGCCAACAAGAAGGCAACCAGTAAAGTCGCCCGCGCCACCGCCCCACCACGCCGCCGCGTCGCCACCGCTCATGCCAATCGTTTCTATGATCATCGAGAACGAGTAACTTGCCGTGTAGTAGTATGAGCGAGATTGTGATGCGACTGTCCATTTCACGAACATGCTCTGCGTCCACACGTCCCTATTGCCCTGAACAATAGGGGTGCGCCTGAACATCGGCTGACTGTTATAGGCGGGCCATGGGACATTGGTCGGTTCGTCTAACTGTAGTGAACGCCCGACATATGTTTTTGGTGTTGCTGGCACCGTAGGTCCGCCCGCCGCAGTTTGATAAACGTCGAGCAGCTGCCACTGGACGCCATCAAAAACCAAAAGCCAGATCTGATTAGGCACACCATCGCCAGCTACGATTGGAGAACCATCGGGATGCGCGACCGGATGTATCGGAAAATTATTCGGCGCAAAGTCCGTCGCCCCGTAGATCGTTTGATCAAGTTTGATCTCGACGGTTCTGCCTTCGTTGATGTCTGGTAGTGCCGGACTATAGAGGCCGATCAGATGATTTTTGAATAGTGCGTTAGTTTGATCTGGGTCTTGTGCGCCCGTATCGTGGACGTACGGAATGTCGACCTTGAATTGACCACCGACACCACCCACAGGTCCACCCACGCCAAGGTTCTGGAGCTGGAAGAACGTCCCGTCTGAAACAAGCGTGGCAACCTGGCCCGCCATCATATCGTTAGCTTGGAGTTCGCTGCCGTCCCGACGCTTGATTGCTGTTGGATTGAGCGAACCGACGCTAATCGTGCTCGGCCCGGTGACGGTGTGAGCAACAAGTACGTGCAAGGTCAGCCCAGGCGTGTAGCTCAATAGGATCGGCATCAGAGCTGGGATCTGCAGTTGATTGACCGGCCCGCTGTCCACGCACCAGAGCAATTTGCCATCACGAATTGCGCGCGTCATCTGGTGCAAGTCCTGATCGGTCGGGACTTGCTGCGAATCCGAAATCATATTCACAATTTCGCGCTGCGGGTTTTCAAATGCCGCTGCTGGGGGGATCGACCCCATTGTCGCGGTCGCAGGATTACCGTTCACATACCCGATATTTGGGTCTGTGCTGTTCAACGGCGGAACGTATTTCATTGACCTTGCTCCATCATCTCTGCAAAGGCTTGCGCAGGCGTTACTGGTGGCAAACTCGTTGGAGCTGGCGGCCAGTTCGCTTCAGGCGGCACGATGTAGGCAATCAGCTGATTGAAGTTGAGTGTCTTGACGCGGGCAACTTCATTGTCTCTGTACGTGTTCACCGATGTTATCCAATTCATCATGGCGACGGCATTGTCGTGCGGCGTCCCGCTGGTCGTCGTCGAAAGGATATACAAAGCGTTCCGTTGCAATTCTGCTGTCGCGTACCTAATGATCAGTGCTTGCGCATGCGCCATCACACCATTCGCTTGGATGCTACGTAGACCGGGCGTTGGATAACTGCGACCGCCGATACTGACCGTGTCGTCGTCCAAATTCATTTGGTCTGATGACCAATTGCCATCGTCGCCTTGAACGATGTTCTTGTAGAACAGCTGATCGGGCCGGTCTTTTGTGTAAACTGCCATACTGGCCTCACGACGTCGGATTGCCGGGGAAGTCTGTTAAGACTTGTGTGAGGTGGAAATTGACCGGTGTAAAATTGTTCTTGTTGCCGGATTGGTCAGCGCCAAGCGTCGTTTCTGTCACCGCGGTTGCACCCTTCCAATTCAGATAGTAGCCCTGCGGGCCGTAGGCCCCGGTGTAGATCTTTGGAACAAACGAACCAGCGATGTCGTTGGCGAACTTAGTCCAATCGAGATAAAATCCATCAACAAAGTTGATCTCAGCCATGCGGCAGCGCGCGCAGTACCAGAATGCAGGTGAGGCTGAGCCGATCACCTGCATCTCAGTCGAGTTGACCGCGCCATTGCCGCTAATCGCGCCTTGCGAAATGGTGACGCCGTCGATGATGCAATAAATGTTTGTGCCGTCCGAGTTGATGAGCACGTGGTGCCACTTCGTATCTTTCAAAACGCCCCACGTGAACACGCTGACGTGGATCGGCGCGGCAGTTGGATCGCTACATCCAGAGACAGGATGCGTTGCATTGTTCCAATACAAATTGATGCACTGGTCTACGTCACCACCGATAAACTGTGCGCCAGTGAGATCACCACCAGCCGCGCCACTGCCTGCAGTGAACAGCGCCTCAGATTGATCGTTGAACCATCCTGGGTAGTAGTAGGGCTTATCCTGCACTGTCGGATATTTGATGAACGCGCTCCAGCTCCACACTGTTCTATTTCCAGCAGCGAGTGGATTGCGGAACAAGTATGGGCACGATCCGTTCGGATAGGTTTGAATTGATCCCTGGTCCGGGTTCATGAATTGCAAAGATTTGAACGATCCCTGCGGCCCAGGCGGTTTACCGGGCGGCGCATAATTGGCGAGCATCTGCCAGCTAACGCCGTCGAAGCAAAGCAACCAGATCTGATTGACGACGCCGTCGCCTGCGTTCATCGGAGAGCCGTCAGGATGCGTGATTGGTTTCGTTGGAAAGTTGTTGGGCGTGAAATCGCAGGGCCCAGTGACTGCGTTCTTGAGCTTAACGAGGACCGTGCGGTGCTCGGCAATATCAGGAAGCACGGGCACGTAGAGCGCGACGACGTGATTCGCCGCGCCGGTGTCGTGGACGTAGGGCAAATAAACCTCGTACCGATCAGCCGCCCCGCCGCCCGAGCTATCAGCCAGCCCGGAGAACAACTGAAAATACGTCCCGTCAAAAATCAGAATGACGATCTGGCCACCTAGCATGTCGTTGGCTTGAAGGTCAGTGCCGTCACGCCGTTTGATGAAGATCGCATTGAGACTGCCGATTGCAATGTCCGTCGGACCTGTAATCGTGTGCGCGATCCGCACATGTATTTCGAGGCCCGCTTCGTAATCGGGGAGCGACGGGACTAAATCCGCAAGCTCGACATGGTTGAGCGGACCAGTGTCTGTCCCGTAGATGAGCCTGCTATCGCGCGCAGCCCGAGTTGTTTGGTGTAGGTCGGCATCGTCCGGCGTTTGCCCGGAGTCGCCAATCAAATTGACGAGCTCACGCTGCGGATATTCCATCGATGCAGCAGGCGGGACAGAACCTTTGACCCCGGCTGGCGCGTTGTCGTCCACGTAATGCGCGTCAGGAGCAATCTCTCCGGGGTGTCCGTATGGCGGCTGATATTTCATTTCTGCTCCTACGGTAGGCCCGCGTACGGATCGTCAGTACCAGTGCTGCCGCTGCCAATATTTGCGTAATCAAAAATGATGTCGGTTTGCGCAGGCTTCCATCGACGGAGCAAACACTCGAGATCTTGCGCATAACCGATCTCGAGATGATGCTGCACGCCTGCCTGGCCCGCGCCCGCGCGGAACCACATCAACGGCGCGTTGCTGACGTGGACGGTCCAATAGAACCGCATCTCGGGCGGGCCGATGCGCCAAAAATAGTCTGGATGCGTATCGAGATGGTGGCCGGGCGTGTCATTCCACGTGGCCATTCCTTCCGTATCACCCAGTTGCGACACGCCAGCCATGAATGGCGCGCGCTCGGTGATCGTGATCGTGTAGCCTAAATAGTTCGCGACCCCGATAAAGAACTCGCGCGACTGCGCGCCGAGCAACGTCATCTTCAACAGGAGTTGCTTATGCCGTTCGTCAATCGTCTGCCCGCCCTTCACGCACGGGTCGGGCAGGCCCCAGTTCCGCTCCCAGTCAGGTAAGAGCTCAATCGTTAGCCGCGGATCGCTTTCTCGTTCCAATAGATCGGCCGCGCGCCCATCAACAAACCCCCAATAGTACGCCAGGCCGCTGATGACTTGCATCAAGACGCTTGTTGGATGCCGCGGCCACGCCGGGCCCCATGGCAGCAAATTGCCGAGAGCTACCGCATAGTCCTCGCCGGTGCGTCTGACGTGTTGGTCGGCCACAACGCATTCCTTTAGGACGGCAGACCGCCCGCATAGATGATCGAACCGACGATAGCGAGATGACCTGGGCTCGGCATTGCCGTAGTCGTGAATGCGAGCTCGTGGTGGTCCTCGCCGAGCGAATTCGAGATCGCCGCATCAACCCAGGACTCATAGATCGTGCCGCCTGGGATCGCGCGCTCCATCAGCATTTCGCTAACTTGCTCTGCAATCGATTGGCGCGTCGACGACGCATCGACCACCAGATTGTTGATCGCGATCTGCAGCGGGAAGGGAATCGGTGCGACCACAAACGTATCTTTGACTGCCACCGGCCGCTTGGTGTCGAGATAGGCCTGCACCGCGGCCACGTCCTCAGTCAGTGGAATGCCGTAGTTGTCAGCGCGCAGCTCGTCCATCATGAAGCGAACCGTGACAGTACCAATTCCTTGCTCAAGGGGCGCGCACCAGGCGCGAGTCACGCCAGGCACCGCGAGCGCCCATTGTTCCCAATCGCTGGCATCGCCACCCATGGGCGGTTGCTGTATGCGTTTTAAAATGCGCGCGCGGAGCTCATCGTCGGTCTCGACATCAGCGCCGCCGCTCATATCGGCGATCAGCACCGTGGGATCCTGACCCTGGACAGGCGCAACCCATGACAGAGTTGAACCGGCCAATAGATTGCCCGCGGAGCCCGGATCGAGCGCGCGCACCGGGATCGACACCGGCGCTGCCGATAAGATCACCGTCTGCGTAGTTTCGTAGGCCAGTCCTCCCGCCTCGGTGAGCTGGGAATACTGCGCGACAATGATGCCAGGCGTGCCAGTCGCGGCGACATGGCCAATGGCGAGCGTCGCCTGTTTCCGACCGA